CATTTCCACTCCCAACACCGGGTGGAGATTTATTTTATAATCCTAAAGGTCCAGTATCAGGTCTTCAAATAGGTGATGGAATTTATATTTCATGTCAACCTACAGGTTCATCAGAAGAAGAAACTGCTGTAGAATATGATAAAAACACGTCGTCTTTTGATTTTTCAAATATATTTGAAAGTCCTATTTTTAAAACAATAATTTTAATAATTATAGGATGTTTATTATTTATAATAGTATTTTATGGTATAAATTCATTTTATAAGTATTTGATATCATCCCCTGAAAAGTTATTAGAGTTACCAAAAATTACTTAAATAATAAATTAAAAAATTAATTAATTATTTAAATTAATTAGAACCATTTAATGGTGCAGCATCATATAAATTATCAAGTAATGGTTTATAAGAAGCTGCATTCAATGATGAACCAGAACGAACAATTGGAGCCATTTTAGCGACAACTTCTTGTTCTAAAGTATAGGGGAATTGATTGAAAGCTGTAAATTGTGACATCTTCTTCTTTTCAGATGGAGCATAAGCAGCAAGTGCTCCTAAACCAGTAACATCATTAGAACGACGCATTAAATCAAAAGCGACTAAAGCTGCTAATACTGCTAAAATAGGATTAGCATGCATGAAAAGATATATAACAATTAAAATAATGATAACTTTGCCAACAATATTATCAATCATAACAGCAATTATTTCTGGTGTCTTAAATCCTAATATTAAATAAATTATTATCAAGATAATTAAAATAAATTCACCCCTGTGTTCTTTTTTAAAAAGTTCTGTAAAACTATCCATATATCATAATTATAGATTTTATTTTTTCCAGCTTTAAAAAGGTGGAAAAACAACATAAAAACAACATAAAAACAATATTCTAAATAATATAAGTATGAATACCTATCTTGGACAAAAAGGATATACAATAAATAAAAGCGAATTAACTATTGAAAAACAAGTTAAAATAAGAAATGATTTAACAATTAAACCATTTGTTATGGGTTCTCCTTTAAACGATACAAAAACCTTTCCTGCTTACAGAGAATCTCCTAATAAATTTTATGTTCCTCATTATTATGGAGTTGAACATTTTGGAACTCCTAAACAATATAAAATAAGCGAAGGAATAGATATAAATTTAACTTTTAGTGGTAAACTTCGAGAGAATCAAGAAATAGTTGTTAATACTTATCTAAATCATGTTGAAAAGGTTGGATTTGGTGGTGGTTTACTTGAACTTCCATGCGCATATGGAAAGACTGTATTGTCTCTTAATATTATATCTCAACTTAAAAAGAAAACTTTTATCATTGTTCATAAAGAATTTTTAATGAATCAATGGATTGAGAGAATAGAACAATTTCTACCAGCCGCAAGAGTCGGAAAAATTCAAGGTCCAATAATTGATGTTGACGATAAAGATATTGTTATAGGAATGTTACAAAGTTTATCCATGAAAGAATATCCGGCATCTGTATTTGAAAGTTTTGGTTTAACTATTATTGATGAAGTCCATCATATTTCTAGTGAAGTATTTTCAAATTCTCTATTCAAACTTGTAACAAAATATATGCTTGGTTTATCAGCGACTATGAATCGTAAAGATGGTACTACTTCTGTATTTAAAATGTTTTTAGGTGATATTATATTTAAGGGTAAGAGAGATGAAGAAAGAGCTGTAACAGTTAGAGCTATTGAATATTATGTTGATGATGATGATTTTAATGAAGTCAAATTAGATTATAGAGGAAAACCACAATATAGCACTATGATATCAAAACTATGTGAATATAATAGAAGAAGTGAATTTATTTTAAAGGTTCTCTCGGATATGTTAAAAGAAAACCCTAATCAACAAGTAATGATACTTGCTCACAATAAAAACTTGCTGAAATATTTACATGATGCTGTTGCTTATAGAAATATAGCGACTGTTGGATATTATATAGGTGGAATGAAAGAATCAGCTTTAAAGGAAACAGAAACAAAGAAAGTTGTTATAGCTACTTATGCTATGGCAGCTGAAGCTCTTGATATTAAAACATTAACTACATTAATCATGGCAACTCCAAAAACAGATATAGAACAAAGTGTTGGTCGTATTCTTAGAGAGAAACATAGTAGTCCAATTGTGGTTGATATAGTAGATAGCCATGATTTATTTAAGAATCAATGGCGAAAACGCAAAACATTTTATAAAAAAGAGAATTATAAAATTATTTATACAATTAGTACAGAGTATACAACAGATTTATCTACATGGACTTCAATATATGTTCCTAATTCAAAAGGTCCGAGAGAATGTAAACCAAAAAAAAAGAAAACTATTTCTATTAAGAGCAATAGTTCATCAGAAAAAAGTATTACAAATGATTCTGATTCTGAAGAAGATGAAAATGAGGAACCTGAACCAGCTTCCAAAAAGAGTAATAAAATTTCTGATGATGTTTGTTATTTAAAAATTAAATAAATGTTTATACTTTATTATCTTTCTGATACTGGCATAGGAATTTCTTCAATCTCAGTAAAGAATTTTACATTTTCATTATATTTATAATTATAAAGATGTGGTTGTGGTATATATTCAACACCATATTTTTTTAAATATTCTTTTGTATCTTGTAATTCAATTTTTAACCTTTCATTTTCTTCTTCTAATAATTTGATTTTATTTAATAATTCTTGCTCCATTTTAATATAGGTAAAAATATTTTTATATAATTTTAAATATTATATAAAAATTTAATGTTACTAAATTATTTAATGACCTCTGCTAGGAAATCCCATATTGGTGTAGTGATTATAATTGTCTACACAATTTACACAATTACTAAGACGTGTAATTGGTGGTGGGTTTGCTAAAGCAGATAAATTAGGTGGCAAATTTGGTGCTCCAACTGAAAATACTCCTGTCATAGGCATATTATTTTGGTATTGACCATAACCACCACGTTGTTTACGATGTCTTCTGTGTCTTCGAGTACGTCTTCTTCCAGCTAATTGTCTTGCCAAACTTCTAGACGCAGTTTTAGTTCTGAGTCTGTTTTTTAGAGTTCTGATTTTTTTACTTCCTGCTTTCATTCTCTTATATTGTTTAGTGATATTTTTTATTTTTCTTTTAAGTCTTTTAGCTCCCCCACTCATACAAATACCAGGGACTCTTCCTGCCGCAGCATCAACATTTGACTTAGCTCCTGCTAAACCAGGGAGTGGTCCTGGTGGTGTTCCAGGAATTTCATTGCTACTAAAACTGCCTGAATAATTTGAACTAGTTCCATTGACATAAGAACTAGTATTATAAGGATTAATATTTCCATAACCTAAATTGGATGCTCCTGAACCAGCTGACATATTATATATATAATATTATATTATATATTTAATCAATGGTATGTTCAATTTAACGATTAATATATGTTCTATTAATACGATATCCAGTGTGACATAAAATTTCAATTGGAAATGCGTCACCTGCTTTGGCTACATCAAAAATAGTTTGTGGGCAGTTATTACCATTACCAAAAACAATAACATCATCATTTATTTTATCATTTTCTTTTGCTTCAACTATAATTTGATCCATACTAATTGTTCCAAGAACTTTTCGTTTTGTTCCATTTATATAAACATATAATTTACCAGATGACGACCTAGGTATAATATCAGCATAACCAATTGGTAATACAGCTACTCTCATTTTTTTAGGAGCAATATATTTCCAATCATATCCAATACCCGCACCTTTTTCTACATCCTTAAGTTGAATAATATATGATTTAATAGTCATAGCTAATTTTAAATTTTTATGGACTTCATCATTACCTGGTATTCCATAAATTCCTGAACCTGGTCTGGCTAATGTAAAATCAGAAACATCATAATTTAAACAACCACCAGTATTTGCTGCGTGAACAAGTGGAGGGACAATATTAATATCAGCTAATTGTTTTCTAAGTTCTCTGAATTTTCTTAGCTGTTCATTTACAATTGGACTATTTTTAACACCAGAGCATACTAAATGTGTCATCATACCAACTAATTCAAATTTATCAGATGATTCAACATCTTTAAATGCTTGTAAACAATTTTCATAAGGAATTCCAGCACGATTAATACCTGTATCAACAAACATTGTTACTTTTACTTTTTTACCTTTTGGTATCATGCTTTCAATTTTTGGAATAAGTTTTTCATCAAATATAGCAATATCTAAATTAAGCTTTAAACCATCATTAAATTCATGTCCATCAATATCATATAACCAAGATAAGATACGACCTTTATCACCACTTTTTCGTAATAATATTGCTTCACCAAGAGTAGCAACTCCTATATATTTTATTCCTAATTTACGTAGAATTTTTGCCATCTCTATTAAACCATGACCATATGCGTCTGCTTTCAAAACAGGCATAAGGTCAGTTCCTGATTTTTTCTTTAAAAAATTAATATTATTTCTTATAGCATTAATATCAATAACAGCTTTAATATCTTTATCTGAAGCAGGAATATATGTTACCTTACATGTTTTATTTCTTACTTTTCTATTTTTTATAGTTTTTACCATATATATTATTATGCGATTTTAATTGGAACCCATTTCTTAAATTTATTATTAAAATTAAAAATCATTTTATATGATTTATCAAGATTCACAAATTTATCAACATTTGAATTTTCAAATTCTTCTTCATCATCACTTTCTTCTAACGCATCTAAATCATTATTCTCTTTAATTATTCTAAATAATTTATTCATCATTACACTAGTTTTATAATCAGGTATAGCAGCTAAACCAATATAATCATTTTCTGATGTATACAAATGATATATATCATTTTGAATGTCAGGTTTACATATAAATATTCTTTCCTGTTTTGTCATAATTCTTTTGTCTTTTACATGCTGTTTCACCGGCTCTTTCAAATATTCATTCAAAGTCTCTTTTACATCTAATTTAAATTCATCTATTGATAATATAAAATGTGAATTATTTTTGATATATTTAACTGAATGTAATTTATAACTAATTTTAGATAGGTCAAAATCTTCATTAGACTTTGATATTAATGGTAATCCAAACACAACAAAACTATTATTATATGATACTTGTTTAATATCATTCTTTAAAATGTTTGATATCTTATTAATTTTATAAATAAAATCATTATCATAGATTTCTTTACCTTTATATAATTGAATATCTTCAATTGAGAAAAATGGATTATTCATATGGTAAAATAAAGTTCCAAAAAATAATGTTCCATAACATAATGAACTTGAAAAACAACAATTAACAATTTTAATATTTTTAAACTCTTTTTTACTCCTATTATCTAGTTCAAGTAAAATACATACCATATTATTTTTAAATGATGTAAACCACGCAAAACATTTTTTACCATCAGGAATAGACAATAATAAATCAAAATTATAAACCTTCTTATGTATAATTTTTTCATAAGAAAGTTTTATATTTGGAAATTCACTTAATATATCTAACTTATCCTCTTGCGTTAACATTTTAATTATATATATAAATTATCTTTATATCATTTAATAATTCGAATATGAATTAGTATTTGACATAGAATCTAAAGCTGAAATATCAGTTCCATTAGTTTTTGAATTATTAAGTTGAGATTTCAAAAAATTTTTAAGTTCGCTCTTCATATTGGTTTCTTCTTTTTTTGGTAATAAATCAATCAACGAATATTCATTATCTGAACCAGAATTCTTATATGAATTTTGATTATTATTATTAATTATGCTATACATATTTTCATATTTTTGAGTTGGAGTATTTACTAAATCTTTTATTTTTGGAACAGTAAGCGTAGATTTAAAAAAATTAATTAAATGATGAACAAGAAATATTAAAACAATTGATATTATAGTAATTTGAATAGCCCAAGATAACATAATATATTAGGATATTAGTTTAGAACAGATAAAAACTCAATTATTTCCTTTTTAATAAATACATCATTAATATTAATATCTTTATTTGATTCAAAATATATATCACTTGGTGTTAGTTTTGTTTTATCTAAGTTATATTTAATAACTAATGAAATAGATGAATTTTTATCTAATTTATAGTAATTTTCAGTAATTTGAAATGACTGATGTGTTTCTCCATGAATACTTGAAGTATTTTTTTTATCAAAAAATGAGGTATCTACAATAAGTGTAAAATTATTATAGTATTTTTCAAATATTTGAATATCTTTGTCAGTTATATCCAAAAGATAAATTGCTTTATCTTCAACACGATATACCCCTTCATTTGTATATAATTCAATATATTTATCTGTTCTAGTTAAGTTTTCTTTAAATAGTTCCGATATTTCATTTATAATATCTAGGTTTAAATTGTTAATATAAATTTTCATTTTTATTATTATATTAAAGAAACTATTTAAACCTATTTGTTATATAATAATCAATGTCACACCCATTAGATATTATTATTGTGGAAAGATTAGGTTCATTAAAAATGCTTTCAATAAAAGATTTTAAGCAAGAAGAACTATATAAAAAATGTGGTTTTAAAAAAGCAGAAGATTTTAATAAACAAGCTGAATGGAATGCTAAATATGATGGAAAAAAGTATTTTATTCAAGTTTTTGCTAAGACAGATGGAAGAGCTAATTCTGAGAATAAATATGATTTTCCTCCTCCAATTGATACAAAACTATTTTATGGTAGTTGCGCTATTGTAGCTCAAGTTAAAAAAGATGATGGTAGTAAAGCTTATTCTAATTTAACTTTACCACTTTGGAATAAAATTTATGAAAAATTATTTGGTGGATTTGAGGATTTAGCAGCAACCGCAAAGGAAGATGAGGAAGAAGAAGATGAATTAGAAAATGTTCCTAAAGAAAAAAAAACCAAGCAAGGATATTTAAAAGATGGATTTGTTGTAGATAGCAGTGATACTGAAGAAAATTCTCCTTTGGGTTCAGAAAGCGAAAATGAAGAAGATGATATTGAAGAGGCAGATGATGAAGATGAAACTACAGAACAAGAAGATGATATGGTTATTGAAGATGTGGGTTCAGAATTATCAGAAGAATCTTATGATTATGACGATAAAAATGTTGGTAAATAACTCCATAACTTGATAAGGTTATCTTAAAGTTGAATATTAAATAAAATTGATATTGATTTAAATATAAAATTAATATATAAATCAATAAAATGTCTTTACGAACAATCGAAAACCCTGATAATTTTAGAGCTAATATTAGAAAAAAAATTGATGAGAAATTTAATAATGAAAAAGCCAGTCTAAATTTGGAGAAAGGTATTTTCAATTATACTTTAAAAGAAGCTGATAATCGTAAAATTGTTAAAAAATGGGATAATAAATTCTTTGTTCAAATTTACCTTAATCATTTAAAAAGTATTTTGAATAATTTAAATGATAAATGGATTGAAGAAATTAATAATGGTTCTATACAATCACATAAATTAGCATTTATGACACATCAAGAGTTAAATCATATCAAATGGTCTGAACTTATCGAGTCTAAATCAAAACGCGATAAGAATAAATTTGAAACTAATTTAGCAGCAGCCACTGATACTTTTACTTGCCGCAAGTGTAAAGCAAATCAATGCACATATTATCAAATGCAAACAAGGTCAGCCGACGAACCAATGACTACATTTGTTACTTGTATTCCTTGTGGTAACAGATGGAAATGTTAATTATAAAAAAAATCTGTTTATTATATTTTAATTTTTTTTTTACATATAACTGTAAACCTATAATAATATCCATTTGGTAGTTGTATTTGACTATCACGTTTACTTTTTTTATAAGATGTTCCACACCTAATATTTTCAATATGTGTAATTTCATAATCACTTAAATTTTTGTTTATTTCATCATAAAATAATTTTATAGAATTTTTATTATTTTTAATCTCTTGAATTATACTATAAATTTTGTCATTGTCTTTTATTTCTACTCTTTCAAAATCATAGAAGCTGTAATTATATGTTTCAGCACTTAATAATTCATTTAATCTAATTATAAAAGATTTTATTGAAGGATCCATATCGTTCGAATTAATCATTTTAAAATATATAAACTTTTGTTTTATGTAAATTAAGTATATTTGTTTAATTTATATAATTAATTTTAATCAATTTTTTATTATTTTAAATCAAGCTACATAATACTACATACAATGTATAACCTATTAGTAAAATATAAAAACATTTTGTTAAAATACCTATATATCTACTATACACCATTTCAATTGGTTCAACTAATAGTAATCTATCATCATCATTTTTTGTATTTTCATAAATATAATGAGTTAATATTTTATCAGGAAATTCTGGGGAAACTTTACGGATAAACATCGCATAGTAGTTTTTAGCTAGTTCTTTATCAATAAATTTTATATCTTCTTCATTAGCATCTTTAAATACATGTGGACTGGTTGTGCTACTTCTTCTATTCCAATCTGCTAAATGAGTAACAACACAATTAATATGAGATTTTGATGGAACATCTAACTCCTTATAAAGCTTAAATATAATAGCAAATAATGATTCGTTAGCTAAACCTCCATCACAAATTGTTTTTGTTATAGTTTTTTGAGTAGATACAAAATGAAATACTTGTTTTACATTCTCTCTAGTTAATACAAACCAGGGATCATGTGCTAACCATAATTCTTTTGGTAATTTAGCTAAATTAGCCCTTTTGTGAAAATCAGGATTCCACCATGCTGTTTTCCAAGAAAACAAACTTTGATTATAATGTTTATAAAATAAATATCTAAAACGTTTTGGAGAGATAATAGGACAACAAGAGTCTGTTAACATACAAAACCATTTATTTTGTTCATCATGTTTAACAGCAAAATTTAATACTGATAAATAAGCTGGTATAACATGATAATAACTTGTTTCAAAAATATAATTAGGAGGTATAGTATGTTCTTTAATCCATTGTGACTCGATTTTTTTTAAATCTTTATAGAAAAAATAAACATTGATTATATCTTTATTTTCTTCAATCCATTCTTTCCAAATATCTTCCTTATTTAAAATATGCTGATAATTAATTATAAAACATAAGGCAATTTTCATTTAATATTAATATAACAAAATTTTTATATTAATATTTATACATATTGTTATCTATCCATTTTTTCATTTATTGGCATAAACTCATATTCATATTCTGTATGACCACTATTATTATCATAAAATATTTCTTCTTTTGGTCTAGTTCTAAAGGATAAATAATCAAAAAAAGACTTTAAATATATATATATATTTTTAAAGAAATACATAATACTAATATGTGCTTTTATTTTTTTATTAAAAAAACCAATTTAAACTTATATTTTTCTTTAAGTTATTAAGAGAAATAGGTTTGTAACATTCGTTTATTAGTTCAACAGAATTAGTATTTTTTTTATCAATATTATGTTTTATCCAATCATCATCATTATCATCATTATCATCATTATCATCATTATCATCATTATCATCATTATCATCATTATTATTTTCATGTGGTAAAATTATTTTGAGTGGCGAAAATGATGATACTGATGTGCTTTTTGATATCATATCTGATTTCACATCTTGAAACCCTTTTACGTTAAATAAATTAACTGAATTATTTATATTCTCTTCTAATTTATCTATTAGATTATATATTATTTGGTGTTGTTTTCTGTTTATTTCAATATTGTGCTTTAAAATATTTTCACTCTCTTTTATTTTTTCTTCAAGTCTTTTAAATTTATCTACACTATAATAATTAATACATATACTTGTTAATCCTATAATTGATGAAATCATAAAAAATGAATAAATGTTAAACCGAATGTTTTCTATTTTTTCTAATATTTGTATTTTTTTAAACAATTTTATTAAACTTTCAGAAAACTTATCAGATAAGTTTGAATCAGACATTAACATTAATAATCGATTATTTTTAATATATTTTTATTTATATTAAAAATTGAATACAAAAATACTTCAAATTATATAATTAAATTTTATAACAATGAAGATAGAAAATTTATTTCTACAAGGATTGAATAGAGAAATAACATTTTATGTTGGTCAACATCAAAATGAGAATTTTGATGTAATTGATAAAGGTGAACCAGATGATTTATGGTTTCATGCGAATGAAATATCATCATGTCATGTAGTTGCTATTATACCAGAAGATATAACACATAAGGAGATGAAGTATATAATTAAAGCTGGCGCAATACTTTGTAAAAAATATACAAACAAATTGAAAAGTTTGTCAGGTGTAGAAATTATTTATACAAAAATTAAAAATATTCAAAAAACACAATATTTAGGATGTGTTAATATTATAAATGAAAAAAAAATAATATTATAATATTAACGTCTTTTTCTTGTAGTTCTCTTTTTTCTATAATTTTTTGTTTTACCTCCATATCTAGTACGCTTTCTAGAGCTAGAGGCATCTTCTATTTGAAGACGATTTTCTGAGAGATCATTTTGTGGTGGAGGGGCATTTTGTATTTGAAGACGATTTCTTGAGGGACCTGGATAATCATCATAATCATCTTCAATCTCATAAAACTCTCCCCTACCAAGCCTACCACGATTCCTTGGTTTTGGTTTAAACATATACATATAACCAATTAAAACTGCAAAGGTACCACCAATACCCATAATTATACCATATAACATTTTTAATTGACCTTTCACTTCCGATAACAACATATCTCTGTCAGCTGATTCTTCATATAGTCGAGCAATTCTAGCCATAGCTATTTCGGCAGCTTTTTGAGAATTTAGAGCAGTTTGAGCTGTTGTTAAATCGGCTTGAGCTGATGAATAACCAGTTTGAGCTTGGATTTGTTCTGTTTGAGCTTGAAATTCTAATGTTTTAGCTTTAACTTGTTCTACATCTAAAATCTGTTTGAACTCTTGCTCTGATTTTAATAATAAACTTTGATAATTTCTATATTCAGCGTTTTGACTATTCCAGTCAGCAATTTCTTGATTATATTTATCAATTGATTCTTGACTTGGACCGAATGTCATTATAAATGAATACCAAGTATCTTCTGGTTTTGGATATTGGGGTTGAGAACCAGGAGCTTTTGGCCAGCTAGCGGGATTATCACCATACTTTCGGACAATTTCTTGGTATGTAGGACCTTGGTATATAGTTCCTAAAGACAAAGTAAATAATGATACAACCAATATCAAAAATAAACCTTGGCCACCTTTCATATTTTTTACTTTCTTACCTCCACCAGTAAAAATGATAGAATTGAGTTCTGGAGTTATGAAAAAATTTAGTACATCATTAGGATTATTATATTGTTTCATTAAAGAACAATAAGAACAATTATCAACAATCTTTAAAAAGGACATATAATCATATGTTGTATCAGTTAATTTATATATTTCTTTAAAAGATTTAATAAACTGAACAAATGTTATTCCACCAACTTCTATATCCATAATATATTATATTTATATTTAAATTCTAAATTGTAAAAATTAACTAAATTGTAAAAATTTACTAAATTGTAAAAATTAACTAAATTGTAAAAATTAACTAAATTGTAAAAATTTACTAAATTGTAAAAATTAACTAAATTGTAAAAATATTAAATTATTAATTTAACAATCTTCATTAAAACAACAAGTTTTAAATAAAGTAGATGTAGCCAAATAGGGGTCTATATTTGCTGCGGGTCTTCTATCTTCAAAATAACCATACTTATTTTTAAAAGTCTGGTTAGGAATTCTAACAGATGTATTACGAGTTCCTATTCCCCAACTGAATTTATGAATACTAGATGTTTCATGTAATCCTGTTAATCTTAAATGATTATTTTCACCATAAACAGAAATATGCTCTTGATGTTTCTTTTCTAATCTTTCAATATATCTATAAATAAATTCAATTCCATTTTCACAACGAGAACTAAAAGTGCTAAAATTTATATGACATCCAGAGCCATTTTCATTAGATTTTATTTTAGGAGTATAGTTAATAGAACATTCAATTTGTTCAGCTAATCTTTCTAATATATAACGTGCGACAATTAAATGATCACCAGATTGAATTCCTTCACAAGGTCCAATTTGAAATTCCCATTGTCCATTTGATACTTCAGCATTAATTCCTGAAATTTTAATACCAGCTTCAATACACATTTGTAGATGTTTTTCAACAATTATTCTTTGATTTAGATTTTTTGTGGTCCCACAATAATGATAACCTTCGGGAGTTTCATTAAGAAATGGTTTAGAATTATCATCTTGATATGGAGTAAAAAAATATTCTTGTTCTAAACCAAACCAAGGTTCTTCTTCATATAAATTATCAAATATACTACTTGCTTTGTGTCTATGATTTGTTTCTGTAGGTTCCCCATTAGATTTATAAGTATCACATAAAACAAGATAACAATTTGTATCTTTAATAACTCGAAATGGGTCTTTAAATAAAGCACATGGCTTTAATATAATTTCAGTATCTCCATTACTATCAGCTTGCCAAGTTGAAGAACCATCATAGTTCCAATCTAATATGTAATGTGTATCAAATGGCAAAAAAGAATCAAAAACCCTAGTTTTAGACCTAATTTCATTTTTACCTCCAATCCATATATATTCTAGAATAGTTGTTGATTGTGATTTAATCATTATATAAGAATATAATAGAACAATTTTAAGCTATTTTTTTCCCGTTAATATAAAAAATTAATTTTATATTAATTTATATCTTTTTAGAAATTAATAATCTCTAAATCTCTGAGATTCCAATATTCAAACGCGCCACCAGGTATTGGTCTTTTAATAATAAATGGAATTTTTTTCTCTCTAAGTTCTAATTCAGCAATAACATAACTATCAATAATATTTTCACTTACTTTGACAAAAGGTTTTGAACCAGTTTCAATTTGTTTAGCACGTTGACCTAAAACTCTAGCTTTTTCATATTTTGTTAAATATGGTATTGTTCTGTGTAATGGGTCAATTATAATATTATTTTCATCACGAATTACTCTTGATAATTTAGAAACTTCATCGCTATTATGATTTAAACATTCTGGATGAAAATCTACGATATAATTTTTATTTATTTCATTATCAAATTTCTGTAAATAATTTTCTTCATTTTCATCCTCATCTTCATCTTCATCAGCAATGATTAACTGAGTAGTTTTTTTAGTTTTAGTTAATGGTTTTTCAACAGCTACACCCTCTTCATTAATTTCAATTTCATCAATATCATCGTCTTGTTCTTCTTCATCCGGTTCAGCATCATCATCATCATCTGCTACATCCTTTTTAACATGTTCTTCATCTTCATCTTCATCTTCATCATAATTGTCATCTTCTACGCCACCACCAAATTGTCCATCATCATAATCAATATCAGCATCATCTGGTTCAGAATCTTCAGCGTCGGATTCATCTTCAATATAATTGCCAAATTTCTTGGCAGCATTAATGATAACAGGTTTTTTATTAGATATACTTACATCATGTCCTTCATTACTTTCAGAATCAGAATAATAATCAGGTTCGTCGTCACTCATTGTTACTATATTAACTAAAGATACTTTTAATATAATTATTTCAATTTTCTTTTAAAAAAATAATTAAATTTATATAAATTATTATTTATGGAGGTTCTTTATGAATGTTCTTTAATTTGCCAAACAGATTCGCATTCTGAACATAAATATACATATTTCATATTAACATCATCATATCTAATATAAATAATTTCTCTTTCCTTCCCATCTTTATTAGTAGGACAATCAGAATTAGGACAAAGTATATTATTAATACGTGGTAATGTAGGGTCATATTTTGTATATTTATTTATAATATGATTAAATGATTGTTCTGACTTCTTAATTTGTGTTTTAGATACACAAACATTTTCAGCTGCTAACAAAGAATCTTCATGACCACACTTACGACAATAATAAACCAATTTATTGGGATTATCCGCATTAATACGGATATAATACATATTTGAGCATTGAGTACAGAAGTGCATTTATATATTATAATTACAATTTATATTTATATAATTATTTCAATTTTTTAATTTATTAATAAATACCTTAAGGGGATAAAAGTTGAGACATATGTTTAGATTCATTTAATTTAACTATAATATCGTGATATTGAATACGAACATTCATATTATAAAAGCCAGTTTTAAAAACTTTATTTTCAACATTTACATCTGCCATTTTTTTTTCAGCAAATTCAAGTAGTTTATCGTAATTTCTGTTAAAGTTTTCTTTTACATAAGGATAAAAATTATCAAAAAAAGGTTCATATACACCTGTTTTTTTCAGAACAATATCACAAACAGCAATATTAATATTGGAATATTCAATAATTTCATTATAACTATGCATATCGTGATGTTCTTTATTGACACCAGGTTCATTTAAAAGCGGGTCTTTACATAATAAAGTACATAATGTTAAGAGAACTGTCGAAATACTTTGGCAAGATGTCCATTGGTCACCTCTCCACGTATTAAGGAGTGAAACGCAAACCTTACCACAAGTGTATAAATTAGGATTAAAACGAATTCCATTCCCATTAGTACAATACTTAACTTTTGGTGGATTATGTGGATAATCAGAAGGATAATTAATTACAAAAAAATAAAATCCACCAAAATATGGTGTTTCGTTTGGTCCAACAATCATAGCATATCCTTTTAACATATCAGAATCATCGTGTATATAATAAATGCCTTGGTCTGTTAATGGGTTTTTAATAATATACTTAATATCTTTCATTAATCTATTCATGGTATCTTTTGTAATAAACGTTGACATATATAAATTACAAAATTATTTTTAAACCTCTTTTAAAATATAATATAGAATATAGTAGTTTTCTTTAAATTCAAGTTAAATAGTATTTTTCATTTATTAATTGAATTTTAAAAAAAATGAAATAGAAAAATCTTGATATATTATATCAACAATGAATATAACAATGTCATCATCGTCACATTTTAAAGATTTAAATGAATTTTTGGCTAAGCATAGTGCTAAGAATATTACAAACAATACTAGTTCTACATTAACTATTTCGCATACTAGAATACCTGATAAAGAACTTAATATTTATGCTGGGTCCTATATTATTCCAAAGGAAGAAAAAGATGTGTTTTATAATCTGTATTATAATCATATATTTGAAAAGAAATTTAAAGAATATTTGACTGAAAAACAATTAGAAAGTGGTGGACCGATGGCTGTTGATT